GGGATTAAAAGTTATTCTTATAAAAAGAAAAACTCAAACATTGAAGAATTAGGTTGTGATATTAAAAGTTATATAGTATATTTGGAAAAACAATTTAATAAGAATATGAATTGGGATAATTATGGAATATATTGGGAAATAGATCATACCCACCCAATAAGTAAAGGAGGAAGTTTTCATTATACTAATACCACCCCAATGGAAATAACAGAGAATAGGAAAAAAAGTAATATATGGTTATAAATGGAAGTATAAAAACAACATTTGATTGGGTTAAACACATTAATCAGTTTAAAACACCTGTAGAATCATTTACAGATGCAGATTGGGATAAATTCAATTCATATGTTATACACAGAGTCATCAGCATGAACTCTGACTATATAGAAATTGTAAATTATGTACAGGATTTCCCTCCACAAGAAAAAAGAATGATTTATTCTATTTATAAAGAATTCATTCCTAAAAATAATAAATGGAGTAAATATATTAAATCTAAGGTAAAACAACCTAATAAAGATTTAATAAACCACATCAAAGATTATTTTGAATGTTCTAGTAGAGAAGCAAAAGAATATATAAATATATTGGCTCCCACAGAAATAAATCGTATATTAACTAATAAGGGGTTAGATAAAAAAGAAATAAAACCATTATTAAAATGACAAAAGAATTATATACAATGTTAAAAACATCTGCTGAAGCAGATAAAGCTAAAGCATTATTATCACTTGAATTATTAGGTAATAAAGCAGTAGGTATTGGAGACCATTCGACAGAAGACTTTTATAAAAATGCTGAAGAAGCACTTATAAATCTAGTTGATGCTGATGATAGATTAGCAGTACTAAACATTTATTTTTCAGATAGTAAAGAACAAATTAATGGGTGATACAATAACTAAATACCACGAAATAATGAGCGATAGAGAAATTATGAATGCTAAAAGAGGTGTTTCAGCAAAATTAGGTGTACAAGTATTCGAAAAAGAATACCCTGAATTATCTAAGGAATTTAAAAAAATCCAAAAAGAACAATACGAGTTATTTGCTAGAAAGATGATGGACTATGGTTTAAATAATGTTACATTAGGTGGAGATATCGTTAATAATAACGATGACAAAAAATTCTCATTAACTGGGTTGACTATTAGATTAACTGATAAAATTAACCGTTTAAGAAATCTAGTGGTAAGTGGGAAACAATATGTTAAAGATGAGGGTATGGAAGATACATTCATTGATATTGCTAATTACGGAGTAATAGGAATGCTAGTTGGCAGAAATAAGTGGAAGAAATAGTTTGGCTAAAAAAATCCCAAAAATAATAAAAGAAATAAGAAATAATCCACCTTCCCCGGTGAATTATGCACATCAAAAGAATATATCTTATTCTCAGATGTCTATTTTTAGGAATTGCCCCCATCGTTGGAAATTACAATATAAGGATAAAATTAAACGTTTTACATCCTCAATTCATACTGTATTTGGAACCGCTATACATGAAGTATTGCAACATTATTTAGATGTGGCATATGATAAATCCTTTGCTGTAGCAGATAGGGAAATTGATATGGAAGAATTTTTCCAAGAAAAATTTATAGGTGAATATCGAAATCAATACAAGAAAAATAAAGACCAACACTTCTCCTCAGCTGAGGAAATGAGAGAATTTTTTGATGATGGAATGGGTATTTTAAATTGGTTTAAGAAAAAAAGATCTAGGTACTTTTCTAAACGTGGTTGGCATTTGGTTGGTTGTGAAATACCATTAGTAATTGCGCCAAATAAAATGTATAATAACATATTATACGCAGGTTTCTTAGATGTTGTCATGTACCATGAGGAAACAGAGACATTTAAAATAATCGATATTAAAACAAGTACTCGTGGTTGGAGAGAACAAGACAAGAAAAATGAAGATAAACAATACCAATTACTTCTATATAAACAATACTTTAGTGAACAATATGGTATTCCATTAAGTAATATTGATATTGAATTTTTTATTGTTAAAAGAAAGGTAATGGATTGGGATGATGAAAAAATAATGTCACCTCACCAGGCATATAGAGTACAACAATTTAGTCCACCAAGTGGAAAAATAAAACTGGGACGAGCTAAAAAAGCAATAAATAGTTTTATAAATGAATGTTTTAACTCTAATGGAGATATAAAGGAATTAGAATATCCAAAGTCTGTTTCAAAATGGAACTGTATGTTTTGTCCTTATAAAGAAGATAAAGAAAATTGTGGAGAAGGTATAATCTACTAATTTTCGTATATATGTATACTAAAATAATGTTATAAAATAAAGATTATGAGCGCAAAAAAAGATATGACACTAACGAGTGTTAAAGTCAAAAGCGATTTATTCGAGAATTTTAAAATTGAATGTGTAAAACGTAAATTTTCCTTTCAAAAACTTGCCGATCGGGCTTTGTTTTTATATCTTACAGATGAAGATTTTCGTAAATCAATTACTAATCAAACTAATCTCGAATTATAAATCGTATTTAAATGAATAAAAGTTTTAGACCACTTCCTAAAGATCAAAGGAAGAAAATATTATTAATCTGTGATGATATTAGAGTACACTCTGGGGTAGCAACAGTAGCAAAAGAAATTGTAACCGAAACTTCCCATCATTTTAATTGGGTACAAATAGCAGGTGCAATAAATCATCCTGAAAAAGGTAAAAGATTAGACATATCACAATCAACTAATAATTTAGCAGGTATTGATGATTCTTCTGTACTATTATACCCAGTAGATGGATACGGGAATACACAAACTCTTAGACAAATTATAAATTTAGAAAAACCTGATGTTATATTTTTAATTACAGATCCAAGGTATTTTACTTGGGTGTTTAATATGGAACAGGAAATAAGAAAGAAAATTCCAATTACTTATTTAAATATTTGGGATGATTACCCCGCTCCAATGTATAATAGACCTTACTATGAGGCATGTGATTTACTAATGGGTATTTCAAAACAAACAGTTAATATTAATAAACTTGTTTTGGAAGGACATGAGGGTAATAGAATTTTTAAATATATCCCTCATGGAAAAAACCCACAATCATTTTTTCCAATTGAAAATGAAGATGATGAATTTTTAGAATTTAAAAATAAATTATTTAATAACAAAAAACCAGAATTTGTTGTTTATTTTAACTCTAGAAATATTAGAAGAAAACAAATCCCTGATACAATGTTAGCTTTTAGGACATTTTTAGATTCATTACCTAAAGAAAAAGCAAAAGATTGTTATCTAGTTTTAAAAACAGAATTAGTTACAGATGCTGGAACGGATTTAGCAAAAGTAAAAGAATATTTATTTGAAAAAGAATATTCAAATAATGTTAAATTTGTAGATAGTAAACTAGAAGAAAGACATTTAAATTATTTATATAACATAGCAGATGTTCAAATATTATTAACCTCAAATGAAGGATGGGGGCTTACAATTACAGAAGCTATTTTAGCAGGAACCCCTATTATAGCTAATGTAACAGGTGGTATGCAAGATCAAATGAGATTTGTTGATGAAAATGGAGAATGGTTTACACCTAGTGCAGATATTCCTTCTAATAATAGAGGTACTTACAAAGAACATGGAGAATGGGCATTCCCAGTTTATCCTACTTCAAGATCAATCCAAGGATCACCCCCAACACCTTATATTTTTGATGATAGATGTAAATGGGAAGATGCATTTGAAAGAATTAAAGAAGTATATAATCTATCCCCTGAAGAGCGTAAATCTAGAGGTTTAAAGGGTAGAGAATGGGCTTTAAGTGATGAAGCAGGTTTTACGTCTGAACATCAAGGAAAAAGAGTTATAGAAGCATTAGACGAATTATTTGAAACTTGGAAACCAAGAGAAAAATATGAAGTAATAAATGTTAATGAATATAAAGGAAAAGTTTTAAACCATAAATTAATTTACTAATGAGTAACAAACCAAGATTTGTAATATCATCACCTTTCGATACTTTTAGTGGGTATGGGGCTCGTAGTCGAGACATCATCAAAGCCATAATTGAATTAGATAAATATGAAGTTCAACTTCTTCCTCAAAGATGGGGAGAAACTTCATGGGGTTTTTGTAAAGATCATCCTGAATGGGCATTTTTATTGAATCATGTAGCACCACAAAATTGGCAACAAACCCAACCTGATATTTGGATGCAGATTACAATTCCAAATGAATTCCAACCTATAGGAAAATATAACATAGGATTAACTGCTGGGATTGAAGCCACAGGTTGTAAACCTGAATGGGTTGAAGGGTTGAATAGAATGGATATTAATTGGGTATCTTCAAACTTTGCTAAAGGAGTATTTGAATCTATGAGATTTGAAAAAAAAGATCAAAAAACAAACCAAACCATAGGCACTGTTAAATTGGAAAAACCCATTCATGTCATATTTGAAGGGGCAGATCTAACAACATATAAACCCCTCCTAGCTAAAGAAATTAAAACTATTAAATTAGATGAAGTAAAAGAAAATTTTGCTTTTTTATTTGTAGGTCATTGGATGCAGGGAGAATATGGACATGACAGGAAAAATGTAGGAGTATTAATCAGATCTTTTTATGAAACATTTAAAAATAAAACAGGTTCAAAACCTGCTTTAATTCTAAAGTGTTCTGTAGGAGTTGCCTCATATATGAGTAGAGATACAATCTTAGATAGAATTAAACAAATTAGAGAAACAATAAATTCTTCAAACCTACCCAACATTTACCTTCTAAATGGAGAATTTGATGATTCAGAAGTAAATGAATTATATAATCACCCTAAAGTAAAAGCTATGGTTAGTACTACTAAAGGAGAAGGGTTTGGTAGACCCCTATTAGAATTTGGGTTAACTGGTAAACCTATTATTGCCTCTGGGTGGTCTGGGCATGTAGATTTTCTAAATCCTGAATATACAACATTAATTCAAGGGAATTTAGAAAATGTTCATCATAGTGCTGCTAATAATTGGTTAATTAAAGAGGCACAATGGTTTAAGATTAGTGAAACTCATTTTAGAAGTGCTTTAAAAGACTGTTTTAAAAAATATAAACATTTCCATCAAAAATCTAAAAAACAAAGATACCATGTTAAAGAAAATTTTAGTTGGGAAAAAATGAAAGAACTAGTAGGAAATATTTTAGATAAAAATATTCCTGAATTTCCTAAACAGATGGAACTAAAATTACCCAAACTAGAATTACCAAAACTTTCAAAAATAAAATAATATGAATTTTGATGAATTAACCGTCTGCTCCAGATGTGGGAGTGATGCATGCTATAAACAAGAAGTAACTAAAGATATTTCAATTGAAATGTGTTATGGGTGTGGTTTTCAATCAAACTCCTTAATGAAACCTAATAGTGATTTCTTAAAAGAACAAATGGAAAATTTACCTGAATTATATAAAGAATTACTTGATGAAGAAGAAGATACAGATAAAATATGGATGCCTTCAACTATTAATGTAAAAGACAAAGGTATGGTGTTTGCAGCTGGGTCTGGAAGAAATGATTGGAGGTGGGGTGCAGTAAAAGCAGTTAAAATCCCTAAAAAAGACAGAAAAAAATATAAAGGTGAAAAATATAGAGCTGATATGTCTACTATAAAATATTTTGAAGAACGTGATTTTATGGAGAGCCTTTCATATATTGGAGTATTACCAGAATAATATAATATGAAAATACTAGTTACAGGGGGGGTTGGGTTTATAGGAACTAACCTTATTAAAAAATTATTAAATGAAGGCCACAATGTTCATTCATTAGACAGTTATGAAACAGGTCTAAAAGAAAATGAACAATCCGGATGTTATTATCATACCGGAGATATAGAAAATGTAGGTTTAATGGACAAAGATTTTGATTTAATCTTCCATTTAGCAGCATTATCTAGAATCCAACCCTCATTTAATAATCCAGAAGAAACATTTAGAGTTAATGCTATTGGAACACAAAAAGTATGTGAATTTGCTAGATTATCGGGGGCTAAAGTTATATATGCTGGTTCTTCTTCTAGATGGCATAACCCATACCAATCACCTTATGCTGCGTATAAACATATGGGGGAAGAAATATGCAAGATGTATAAGAAGACTTACGGAATGGATATCGAAATAGCCAGATTCTATAATGTATACGGTCCATCTGAGATAGTTGATGGAGATTGGGCAGCAGTTATTGGTATATGGAGAAGACAAGTTAGAGATGGAGAGAAAATTACTATAGTAGGTGATGGTGAACAAAGAAGAGATTTCACTCATGTAGACGATATAGTTGATGGGTTGTGGAGAATTGGAATGAAAAATGAAAAACAAAAAGATGCTTGGGAGTTAGGTACGGGCATAAATTATTCTATTAATGAAGTATACCAAATGTTTAGAGAAAGATTTGGAGTTAATTTTACCTACCTCCCAGACCAATCAGGAAACTATAGACAAACGCTAAGAGAGAATGATGATAGTTTAGAAAGGCTAGGATGGAAACCCTCAGATAAATTAAGAGATTATATATTTAGTTTAGATAAATGAAAATTTCATATGCCCTCACCGTTTGTAATGAGTTTGTAGAGATACAAAGATTAATCGCTTTTCTTTTAAAATATAAAGGAAAAGAAGATGAAATCGTAATTTTATATGATGAAAGTAACGGTACTGAAGAAGTCAGAGAGTATTTAAGATCAATAGTATCAGGTCATACTTACAACCCAATTGAAGACTATCCTTTTAGGTGGTATTCATATGATTTTGATGGACACTTCGGTAATATGAAAAATGAACTGACAAGCCTTTGTACAGGAGATTACATATTTCAAATAGATGCTGATGAGATACCTAACGAAGTATTGCTTAGTAATCTAAAAGGTATCTTAGAAAATAATCCTGATAATGAAGTCTTTTTAGTTTCTAGAGTTAATACAGTATCTGGTTTAACCCAAGAGCATATAACTAAATGGGGTTGGAGAGTTAATGATGAAGGATGGGTAAATTATCCTGATTACCAATGGCGTATATGGAAGAACAAACCTGAAATTAAATGGAAAAATAAAGTACATGAAGTTTTAGAGGGATATAAAACATTTTCTACTTTACCTGCCCAAAAAGAGCTAGCTTTATATCACCCAAAAGATATAGATAGACAAGAAAAACAAAACTTATATTATAATACATTATAATGGATACATTATCAATTTTTTGTAAAAGCTATAGAGGAGATTTAGATAGAGCTATTGAATTATCTAAAAGTATCCAATCATACAATAAAGACAACATTCCCTTTTACATATCAGTACCAACTGAAGATATTAGTTTATTTCATTCTAATATCCCCCACTATACTAAAATTATAGATGATAAGGAAATATTTCATTTTAATCAAGGATGGATTGGCCAACAATTTATAAAATCAGGGTTTTATAAGTTAAAATTATCCAGATTTTACTTAGTTATTGATAGTGATTCTTATTTTATAAAAGATTTTTATATTAAGGATTTTCTGTATAATGAAGATACTCCTTATATGGTTATGGATGAAAATAATACCATGTTTGAATGGACTGATAGATATTCTAGGGAATGTTTTCCATTTGATCCAAGAGAATCTTATACTGAAGATTATAGAATAATTAAAGAGTTTTTTGGTAGGAAAGGTAAAACATATCATTATGGTCCTACTCCTTGTGTTTGGGATACCCAAATATGGGAATGGTTAGATAAAAAA